CGATATTTCTCTATCTTTCACAGGTGGAACAGATATCGAAGCACAAGCGACTTCAGCAGTTCTAACAAAGACAAACGTTCGCGAGACATACCAGACACTCGACGGCGAAGCGTACAAGACTGTAAACGTTGAAGGCACATTCGCGCTTGAAATGCTTGCAGACTGGGGCAAAGAAAATTCAGTATGCGAAGCTCTATGGGCAGCAGCAGAATCAGCTCCAGACACAGACATTTCAATTTCATTAACTGCTGCAACAGGCGCAGTATTCGTATTTCCAATTAAGCCAGAATTTCCAACTGCTGGTGGCGCTGGAACAGATGCTCAGACTGTATCATTTACATTCAAAGTGTCTAAGGGCGCAGTAGTCGAGACATTCTCGTAAGAACTAACTAAGGGAGCAAAGAAATGAAACTGCCAATTATCATCGAGTTCAACTCTGGGGAATCTGAAACCTACATGGCTCAGCCACCAGAGTTTGCTAAATGGGAAAAGGCTACTTCGAAGACGATTAGCCAAGCGCAAGATTCCATCGGAATGTGGGATCTATTGTTCTTGGCTTATCATTCGATGAAGCGCCAGTCAGGCGGCAAGCCAATTAAAGGGTTTGAAATCTGGATGGAAAACGTTTCTAACGTAACTGTTGGAGACATAGATAGCCCAAAAGCTACGAACGCGGAAGCATAAATCGGATTCTAGTAACTCTTGCATTAGAGACTGGAATACCGATGAGCGAATGGCAAACTGCGGAAGATGTTTTAACAGCATTTGAAATACTAAAGGAGCGACAAAGTGGCGAGTGAAGAAGTAGGCTTAAATAAAGCCGAACTTCGTGGCGTGCTAAAAGCTCTAAAGAATATGGAAGAAGGGGCAACCGAAGCCGCTAAACGCGAATCGGGCGCTATTTCTGAATATGTTCGCGCACAGGTAATCGACTCGGCACACAGTCTTTATTCTCGGACTGTTGCCAGTCGCATTGCCGAAGGTTCAACTGTTAAAAAGTCTTCCAAGATAGGCGAAATCACTTACGGTTACGCAAATCAAAAGTTTAGCGGTGGAGCATCTACTAAAACTTTATGGGGCGGCTCGGAATTCGGATCTAACAAATATAAGCAGTTTCCAATCTGGTCAGGTAAGCAAGGTCGCGGTTCACGCGGTTATTTCATTTATCCAACTTTAAGAAAACTGCAACCAGAAATCCTTACACGCTGGACAGCAGCATTTGATGATATTTTGAAGGAGTGGGGCTAATGGCAACAGGTACAAGAGCATTAACCCTTAAACTCCTAGCTGATATAAGCGACTTTAATAAAAATCTTGATAAAGGCGCAAAAGATGTCGATGGCTTCGGCGATAAGATGGCGGCAGTCGGCAAGAAGGTTGGAGTTGCTCTAGCAGCAGCCGCAGCCGCCGCAGGCGCAATGGCTATCAAGATTGGTATTGATGGCGTTAAAGCTGCATCTAATCTTGCTGAAACTCAATCTAAAGTAAACGTTATCTTCGGTGAATCTGCTACTGCAATCACTAAGTTCGCTTCAACTGCTGCAACTCAATTAGGTCAAACCAGACAACAGGCAATGGATGCGGCTTCAACATTTGCCACATTCGGAAAGTCTGCTGGACTTGCAGGAAATGACCTAGTTAAGTTTTCAACGGATCTTACAACTCTTTCAGCAGATTTAGCATCGTTCTATAACACAAGCCCAGAGCAGGCAATTAACGCAATCGGAGCTGCACTACGCGGTGAATCTGAACCTATTCGCGCTTACGGCGTATTGCTCAATGATGCAACGCTAAAGCAAGAAGCCTTAAATATGGGCATCTATGACGGCACAGGCGCTCTATCGGCTCAGCAAAAAGTATTAGCAGCTCAGGCAGTAATCCTAAAGCAGACTGGAGATGCGCAAGGAGACTTCGCGCGTACGTCTGGCGGTTTGGCTAACCAACAGAGAATTCTTACTGCTCAAATTGAAAACACTAAAGCAATGCTCGGTGAAGCATTATTGCCAACAGTTTTAAAGGTAGTGGCATTTTTTAACAATAGCGTTATCCCTACATTTGAAGCATTCGTTTATGGATTGACTGGCAACGAAGGCGCAGTCGAAGGTTTAGATGAAACTCAGATGAAGGCTTATGAAGCTGGAAAAGCATTTAGAAGTGTTGCCAAGAGTATCGAAGAATTAGCAGCATCGTTTTCAACAGATGGTAAATCCAGCATGGAAGGTTTTATCACCGTATTGAATTTTGTAGCTCAGACTGCCAATGTTGTAGTTACTGTTATCAAAGAATTAATCAGCTTTATTGTTGAAATGGCTAATCAGGTAATTGGATTCCTAAACTTATTCGGAGCTGGAATTCAGAAGATCAACAGCATTAAGGGAACAGCATTTAGCGCATGGGGAAATCCCGCTGCTGGCATGGGCGGCGGATTTGCAACAGGTGGAACTCCTAGCGCGATTTCTCGCGGCGGCGGTGGCATGGGTACTGCTGGCGGTGGAGCAGGTGGCACAGGTGGCTTCTCTGGCGGCTCTGGAAGCGGTTCTGGGGCTGGTACAGGCGGCGGCGGTGGTACTGGCGCATCTGCTGGTGTTGTGGGCGCTACAAGCCTAAATAACCTTGTGGAACGCCTTACAGGAATTTCAGACAAATTCACAGAATTAACATTCTTGGTTGAAACTGGCGGAATCAGCAAGAAGGCTGGTATTTCTCAACTCAATCAATTAACTAAAGAATTTAACGTACTTGAAGCTCAGGCAAATGCTCTTAGCGGTCAATCAGCAATAGGTGCAGGATCTTTCCGTCTTGGTGAAGCTCAGTCTATGCAGCAATATAACATCACAGTAAACGGAGCTATTGATTCGGAATCTACTGCTCGCCAAATAGTTCAAATCCTTAACGACTCTACTGCTCGCGGAACTCTAGGTGCTGGAGCATTTGATAAATGACCGCTTGGAATCCAGTCTGGCAATTATCAATAGATGGCGGAACATTCCAGACAGTTACTCTTGCTAACCTAACAGTAACTTCTGGGCGCACAGATATTTACCAGCAGCCAGTCGCAGGGTATGCATCCGTCGAAATCATCAATACAGACCAATCAGCAATAGCCATTGAAATAAATGACTCTTTTGCGTTACAGGTTAAAGACTCAACCAATACATTTGTGCCAATCTTCGGTGGATATGTAACAGATATCGATCAGAGCGTTCGCAGTAGCGGTTCAAATGCGGTAGTTCAAAGCTTTAAGGTAACTGCGCTCGGCGCTCTTTCAAAGTTGCCTAAAGTGCTTACCGAAGGCGTGTTATCTAAAGATTTTGATGGCAACCAGATTAAATCAATTTTAACGCCAATCCTGTTTTCTCAATGGAATGAAGTTCCAGCAGCTACAACATGGGCAACATATACAGCCACAGAAACATGGGCTAATGCTCAGAATACTGGTTACGGTGAGATAGACACTCCAGGAGACTATGAATTAACAGCACGATCATCTAGCACCACAGATGTTTACTCTCTTATATCAGCGCTTGCCACATCTGGCGCTGGCTATATCTACGAAGATGCGCAAGGTCGCATTTGCTATGCAGATTCAACCCATCGAGGCGAATACCTAGCCACAAACGGTTACGTTGAACTATCTGGCAATCATGCACTATCTCGCGGTATTGCTACATCTCGCCGCATTGGAGACATTCGCAACAAGGTAATAATTACTTATAAGGCTAATGCTCAATCAACAGCAGAAAATACAGCAAGCCAAGCGCTCTACGGAGTTCAAGCTCAAAATATCGCTACAAGCATTGAAAATGCGGCAGATGCAACTGCTCAAGCTAATTTTTACCTAGCCTTGCGTGCCTATCCACAAAGCCTGTTTAAATCCATCACATTTGAACTTACTAACCCAGAGCTAGATAACTCAGATCGCGATGCTCTTATTAAGATGTTTATGGGTCTTCCAATTGATGTTACAGATTTGCCAGCAAATATGACTGGCGGCAGATTTCAAGGGTTCGTAGAAGGCTGGACATTCAGCGCTGGATTTAACAAACTGCAAATAACTTTAAACGTCTCACCTATTGCATTTAGCCTGCAAGCGTTTAAATGGACAAATGTTCCAATCGGTGAAACATGGAATACAATTAACCCATTATTAGACTGGACTAACGCTACAATAGTAGCCTAAAAAGGAGAAGGAATGCCAACAACGACTAACTACGGCTGGACAACCCCAGCCGATACTGATCTGGTAAAGGATGGCGCTGCGGCAATCCGTACTCTCGGATCATCAATCGATTCAACCCTAAAAACTCAGATAGATGCACAAATTTCAGATTCACTACTTACAACTAAAGGTGATTTAATTGCCGCGACTGGAGCATCGACTCCAGCGCGTTTAGGTGTGGGAACAGATGGTCAATTTTTAAGTGCAAGTTCTGGTGCTGCAACAGGCTTAGCATGGACAAGTCCAACATCTCCAGCAGATAATTACACTTTAATTAGTACTACCTCAGTTTCAGGTTCAACAATTACGATTTCAGGATTGTCGGGCAAAAATAGTCTTTTAATTTACTTAAACAATATAATAAACACGACAACTAGCCAAAGAATCGCAATGAGATTAAATTCTGATACAGGAACAAATTATAGATTATTTGGTGCTAAAGCAAATGGCATGATTGACTTAACTGTTACCGACAGACTCCAAATTCAAGATAATCCAACAACGCAATCTAATCAAGATTTGCAAGGAGCCATTTGGATAAATGGAGCAAATGCCACAGGATACAAGCCAATCACAGTCGGAACATGTAATACGCAAGTAATTCAAGCCGTAGCAGGACAAGGTTTCTACATGGGCAGCAGCGTGATTAGCAGCGTTACAATTTTCACAACAGGCACATTTTCATCAGGTTCAGTCAGTATCTACGGAGCAAATTAATATGGCAAAAACAACAACACGCCCAATGGTAAGAATTCATAATGTGGAAACAGATGAAGTTATTGACCGCGAAATGAATAACGAAGAATTTGCCCAATGGCAGGCAGATCAAGAAATTTTTAAAGCAGCAAATGAAGCAAAAGCAAAAGCCGAAGCGGATAAGGCTGCGCTATTGGCTCGACTCGGTTTAACCGAAGATGAACTAAAAATTATTCTCGGATAATGAAGCCTAAGTTATGCAGAGCTGGGCAACAGTTAAGACTTCAAATCGATGACTGTTATCCAAGTAGATTACGCGATTCCGATGGATGGGTCGCGGATCTTAGACACATGCGCAAAGGTAAGTCTGATCACATACCAACTAGCGATGGCACAGTATTCGCTATTGATGTGGACAGAGACTTATCGGGAAAACCGAAGCCAGACATCATGCCCGATCTTATGGATCAGATTCGTTTATGTGCCAAACGCGGAGATAAGAGAATTAAGTACCTTATATTCGAAGGCAAGATTTGCTCATCCATCCTTAACTGGAAATGGCGCAATTACAAGGGAGCGAACAAACACACTCACCACGGGCATATCTCATTTACTGCAAAAGGTAAAGACGATGGTTCGTTCTTTAATATACCCATGTTAGGCGGAACAGAATGAAGAAATACCTAAGCGATAAAAACATTGCTGCGATTAAGTCATATCTTCGAGCAGTCTTGGCATCTGCCATCACTATGGGCATCGCATTGCTTACAGACATGAAGCCAGAGTACGCAGTTTTAATTGGCGCTCTTGCTGCTCCATTGGCTAAATGGGCAGATAAGAATGAAAAGGAATATGGGCGCGGAAATAAATCATGAGTCTGCAGGATATTGGAATCGCTGTAACGATAGCCGCGACGGCTCTGGGTGGGATTGTTTCCATCGTACATTTCTTGGTGAAGCACTATTTGAATGAATTGCGCCCTAATGGCGGAAGCAGTCTTAAGGATCAAGTAAATCGTTTGGAGACACGCGTAGATAAAATCTACGATTTGTTGATGGAAAGGTCATAATAATCACATGGCAAGAAAAGCGACGAAAGCTCTAGAAGATCAGGGTTATTCTAAGTTAGAGAGTTACTGCATCGGGCTACATGAGTTTTACAAAGGACTCAAAAAGGCAGGATTCACTACCGATATTGCTCTTGCCATAATTGTGGAGAAATCAGCTTATCCAGATTGGATTCTCCCTAACACCATAAACCCATCGATACCAGAGCCAGACTGGTATGAAGACGATGAAGAGGACTAATGACGAAATCGAAATCTCGAATACTTGTTATTTCAGATTTACAGATTCCCTACCATCACGAAGCAGCAGTAAAGAATTTAATCAAGCTAGTTAATCGAGAGAAGTTCGATCTTGTATTAAATACAGGCGATGAGCTAGATATGCAAGCCCAATCGAAATGGGCAAAATCGACCCACTTAGAATTTGAAGGGCAGCTAGATGCTGATAGAGCGCTTGCGCAGAACATTCTCTGGGATTTACGCACAACAGACATTACGCGCTCTAACCATACTGATCGGCTTTACCACACACTCTTGCGAGGAGCGCCAAGCCTAATCGGACTTCCAGAGCTTGAATATCCTACATTCATGGACTTTAAGTCTCTTGGCATTCGTTTCCATAAAAAACCATTTGAATTCCATCCTAACTGGGTGTTAGTTCATGGCGATGAGGGATCGATGAACTCTAACGCTGGTTTAACAGCTCTTGGCTTGGCTAAGAAGTTTGGAAAATCAGTAGTCTGCGGGCATACCCATAGAGCAGGCATTAGTGCCTATTCTGAGGGCATAGGAGGCTCATACAGGACTTTATGGGGCGTAGAAGCGGGAAACGTAATGGATAAAAAGAAGGCGTCTTATCTCAAAGCAGGAGCCGCTAATTGGCAGATGTCCGTAGCCATCCTTGAAACCTATGGGAAGAATCTAACTCCAATGCTTATTCCAATCAACAAAGACGGTTCATTTACCGTTTACGGCAAGACTTACGGCTAAGCGTGGATACGCTCATAACGGACATTTCGCCCATATATCGCACAATAGACGATTCGATGGATGATTCGGAATTGTTACCGTTTCGTTATCAAAATAGGTAACTCTAGGGTTACCTGTATGCCATGCTTAACCCATGAGAAACACAGCGACACTTATTAAAGAAGAGTTCTGGACATTGATTTGTGAGCATGGTTTAACTTGCGATTTTAAAACCAAAAAACTTGCTCTTCAATGGAAAAATGATTCTTCAATGTGGTGCGAAACGTGTGGCTCATAATTACAAACTAGGGAGCAGAAGTGATAATTAATTCATTAACGATTCTTATCGTTGCAGGTGTTGGTTTAGGAATGTATTTCTCATTCCGATTAGGTCAAGAAGTCGGTTACGATCAAGGAATGGTAGAAGGTCGTAAAGCTGTTCGAAAGTATTACGAGCAGGTGGGGCGATGAATGCAAAAGACCTACTCACAGAAGCAAGAGCCACGATTGAAGATCGAGGAATGGACTACGGACACCCATCGGACAATATGGCAAGAACAGCTCGACTCTGGGCTGCCTATCTTGAAATGCCAATCGAAGATTATCAAGTTGCAGCTTGTATGGTGCTGGTCAAGCTCGCAAGAAGCATGGAAGGTTCAAAAGTTGATAATTACATCGACATGCTTGGTTACGCAGCAATAAGCGGAATGCTACACACAGAGGAGAGCGAACTTTATGTCTAAAAGAATTCATATTACGGAATTATCCGACAAGGTTATATTCATTGAATTTGAAAACACTCCAAGATCATTAGCTGAAACAATGGTTACAGAGTTCGAACAAGAAGGCTTTAAAGTAATTTATGGGGGATTTTCAAATGAGTAATTTCATGGAAGGGTACGAAGATGTTGCAGCGAGAGTCAAAAGGTGGCAAGTTGCTTATCCAGTTGGAAGGATCGAGACGGAAGTTACATGGCACGATCCGATTAAAGGTCAGGTATTGGTTAAGGCGGCTGTTTATCGCGAGCATGAAGATAATCTGGCTGCCGCTATTGACTGGGCTTATGGCGATATCACAAACTATCCTCAATCGATGCGTAAATGGTATCTCGAAGATACTGTTACAAGCGCTATTGGAAGAGCAATTAGCCTTGTCTTGGAAACCGAAAAGAAACCTACGAAGCAAGACATGGCGAAAGTGGAATATGTAAACAATAAGCCATTTGCAGACAAACTGGCTGAAAAGATTACAGTTCCAGATGTAAGCGATGATTTATGGACTACTAAAACAGTTGAAGCTCCAAAAACTTCTGCCGAAGCTGTTGATTTAGTCAAAGACATTATCGGCGGTGAAACAGATAAAGATATCCCTAATTGCGGATGTGGGAAACCAAGAATCTTCCGTAGTGGAACTTCTAAAGCTGGTAAACAATGGGCTGCATGGGATTGCTGCTACAAATCTGGAACTTATCAAGTAGGACAAACCAAGCCATGCGATCCAGAGCGAATCTGGCTGGAGCTATCACCTAGCGGCACATGGGTGCCACAGAAGGGTAGATAATGAACAAGAGACAACAGACATTAGATGAAATTCATAAAATCATTGAAAATCATCCATTTGAAATGCCTGCCTACTGGGAATCATGGGTTGCATCACAAATCTTCAAAGCTGTTTATGAAGATAGACAACATTGGATAGGAATGCTCGAAAAAATGATTGAAGAAGGTGAGCATACTCATGGGTGAAATGATGATATTCCTTGATGATGGAACTGCTGAAATCATTACAGCTGAAGGCGATCGTGAAAACATCGTTATCTATTGTGACTTATGTAATGAGCCAATAGCAATTACAACCAAACTAGGATGCGATGATGTGTTCCTGCAATGTCTTAAGTGCCATGCAGTAACCAATACACATGGCTAGCCAATCAAGAAAATATAGAGGTTTCGCGACAGAGCGAATCGTTGCTCAGTATCTCCAGCAATGGTGGGAATTCGCATCCGTCGGTCGCGGAAAAGGCAAGGATATCTATGGAGTGCCTAATCTCGACATCGAGGTAAAAGCACGAACTGGATTCCAACCTAAACAGGTTCTCGCGCAGATTAAAGCTCGCACATCACTTTCGGGGGAAATGGGATTTGCAGTACTGCGATTAAACGGACAAGGAGAAGATGCGCGTGAGTATGCCGCCATCATCCGTTTCGAGGATCTTGTTACTCTTTTAGTTAAAGCTGGATACCCAAAATTCAAGCAAAATGTGAGAGAATTAGACATTGAGCGCTGCAACAAATGCGGCGCATGGATGTTCGAGGATACGGAATGCTCCACATGCAACCAACCTTAAAGGTTAATTAAATGCCAATATATGAATTTGAATGCGATGGCTGCGATGCCAATGTTCGATTCGATAAGGAGTTTAAGATCAATGAGCCACACGAACTCGAATGCCCAGTATGCCAAAACAGTATGCGCAAGGTCTATCAAGCAACCCCAACCATCTTCAAAACAAAAGGCTTTTACAGCACAGACAAATAGAAACGCCGATGTGACCTGCGGTTATGCAGATAAACTTGACGGCGTTGGTACACTTACAGGGCTAGAGCAGCCGAACTGCTCAGCGCGAACCGTGAAGCGGTTAGTTCGCGCGGTAGCCATCGTTATCGGGATATCTCTATTCTTGCCAATGGCAAGTGCTGTACCTGCGACAATAGATCCTAAACAATCAGCTAAAGCATTTGCTAGATCACAAATATCAGATAAAAGAGAATATGTATGCTTATCAAGACTTTATGGAAAAGAATCAGCATGGAACTACAAAGCAAGAAATGGTTCGCATTACGGAATACCACAAGGCAGAAGCGAATGGTTAAAGACTGCAAACCCACAACAACAAGTGACGTGGGGTCTGAACTATATTCATCACAGATACAAGACTCCTTGCGAAGCATGGAGACATTGGCTTAAGCATGATTGGCATTGATGAGTAGTTTAAAAGACAATGGTTCTACATCTAAATGGAGAAGGCTAAGAGCTGAAGTATTAAGAAGAGACCAAGAAACATGCCAGTTGTGTGGACAACATGCAACACATGTCGATCACATAGTTCCAAGAAGATTAATCTCTGGTAATCTTGCAGACAGCATGGACAATCTTCAAGCTCTATGCAAAGAGTGTAATTTACGCAAGGGGGGTCGGTTTTTTGAGCGTGCAGGAACACCCCCGACTCTCCTCCTCT